TGGTCCCCACTCCAGTTCCCACTTTAGGACTCTTGTAAGTTTCCCTCGTCAGCCTCGTCCAACTCCTTCCGGTAGTTGGCAGACTTAACTGCGTAACTCTGGAGGGAACTGAAAAGGTCTGGCAAGTCAAGGAGAAGTCTTACGCACTCTTCCTTGGAAAACTTGACGTTCTTTCCTTCTTTGTTCTCGATGGTGTCAACCCACTTCTCTTCGCCCTTAGCGTCGAGAATTGCGTCACCATGCTCGTCTTCCTTACGAGTGTGCCAGCTGAGAATAACTGCTTCCGCATAGGACTCAGCCATGATGCGGTCAGCCATTTCGTCTGACATAGTCTCGTTGTCGATTTGGGTACGGTGCTTCTTGGTCTTAGCTTGGAACGTATCCTTGAATGCTTTGTTGCGACCACCCGCACGGGCAATCTGGAACTTCACACTTCCGTAGTTTACGGTAATACCTTCACGCTCAAGGTCCGTGTCCATTTCGAACAGTTGGTACAGTTTTGCAGACATCGTAGTCTCTCCATCTTAGTTTAAACAAGAGCAGCCAATGCCGCTCTCGCACCCTTATCATTAGGGAATCTTTTGATACGTCTCTTCAGCTTCTTCCGCTTGTTAATCTCGCGGGTTCCTGCCTTGCGATACGCCTCACACCATCGTCGGTTGCGACCACCTTTCTTGCAACCTTTTACCTTAGCCTTTTGAAGCTTAGCCATAACTTTCTCCTTCGCGCTTTATTGCGCTACATAAAGATTGTCATGACTAGCCTCCTTTGTTAGTGGGCTATCGGCCAAATTACCGATAACCCGTGTTTATCGCCCTACAGACCTATTAGATCGCTGCAGGAATCTTGTCGATTTGCATGATGACACCGACGAAATCGCCAGTACCCTCGTTTCCTTCAAGCTCGAAGTCCGACACGATGTCTGTGTCAGGTCCGCCAGCTACGACAGTCGGGTTCATCAGAGTCGCGCCCGGAAGCGTGAAGATGTAACCTGCGCCTGTGTTGTCCAGAGCAGCGAAGCTGATGATGTGATCAGTCTCTGCCTTGTACAATGCGTACTGCGTGAAGTCGGTGAAGTAAATGCTCATTGTGCCACTTACGTCAATCGTACCTCGCGCCATACCCTGAGCGTTTGAAGCACCCAGTCCGTACTGCGCACGAGCGTTGTTCTTCGTTACCGTCCAGCTGATGCCCTGTACGACAGCGGTAATCGCTGCGTCATCGACCTCAAGGTTGCTGAAGCCCGCTACCGTGTCGATTACTCGACCAGTCGGAGCCGCAACCGCAGGACCAGTACCCGCTGTTGATGTGCCTGAGTTCTCAGAAGCACACAGGAAGTTGAACGTGCCTTCAAGGAAGCCACCAACCTGCGCATTCAAGTTACCATCGTTGATGTACGATCCGCTGTACACGAGGAACAGAGCCGCAGCAAGCTGCTTTTCGAAGTAGAAGCTTCGGAAGTCTACGCCGTTACGAAGGTTGCTACCCTGAATGTTAACTTCTGTAGCCGTTGAAACTTCACCGTCAACCAGACCAGCACCACCACCAGCAGTGTCGGAAATCTGAATCTCGTCGTTGGTTGTGTCAACCGCTGTAACACGGAACAGACCGTTGTTGCCGGGGTTGGTTGCGTATCCTGAGACACGAATCCAAGAGCCGGGAACTACCAAGTCGAACAGTGTCGCGTGGTTCGTTGCGAATCCAGAACCACCCAAGTTAGGCAGCGGTGTGCCACCCGTTGTGTGGACCGTGAAGATCGCTGTTGTTGCGACACTCTGAATAGCCAATGCTGTTGAGAACGAGCTGTTAAGCAGTCCACCCAGAAGGTCATCGTATGTGCCGAAAGAAAGGGCAAAGTTCAGCCCACCAGTAGCCTGTACCTGAGTAGTCAGGGCGTGCGATACGAAACCGTCAGCCTTGATTTCTTCAGGACGTGTGCGTGTCTTTTGCTCCGAGAAGGATTCGCCAGTTGTGCGAACCTCTTGGAAGGCGATAGCAGGAACCGTGTCCCATGTAACTTCCTCGCCATAGCGGACGACTACGTCACTGCTGTCCAATCCTGCATTAAAGCCTGTGCTCATTTTTTATACTCCAGATACCATTTAATGATACGAATCCCGAATGTACGGGATAACCACGTTGATATGGAAGTACCCTTCATCGGTGATTCCAATCGGTGTTACGGTCGGCGCACGAAACAGAATCCTTCCATCAGTAAACGTCGAACTTTGTCGTCTGAAAATTGCTGCTGCAGTGTCGGCTAGTGCCAGTCCTGCCGCGTTACCTTTATCAGGCGGCGAAAAAATCATAATAAAAATCAAACCCGGATGTCTGAAATGCGCCCCTGCTGAGTCTCCCAGTTCATGCTGAAAAGCATCGTCAGGTCGAATCACCAAGCTCGCATACGCAGCATCCGTAGGTGGTGTGAACTTCTCGTTCTCGAAAGCAACGGGAGTCGCACCTGCCCAACCCGCGTTGAATAGCGTCCGGATCGCAGTGTTTTCATCTACATATCCGACCATTAGTCCAGCCCCGGTATTGAACGTATATCTACTTGTAAACCATCCAAAGTATTTATGATAGTCCCCTGAACCATAGCGTTAGGTGGGGCTTTCAATGATCTACCGTCTTCCAGACCCTGAATGTAGGGCTGGTTGTTGGTAATAAATACTGTCTCAGCCCCTAATGGTAAAGCCTTCAACTTTCGAGTGACAGTGTTAATTCGTGCCACTTCTTCTGCTGTTGCTGCCTGCCCAGTAGCAGACACACCTGCTGTCTCCTCGACTGCCATTGGTGACGGAGTACCCGTTGAGGGGAACCAGTTGAAACGCGCACGACCTGTCAGCACGGGAGTCTTCTGTACGATCCCCCGGTACATAGCTGTAGACACAGCGGCGTGAACCGCTTTGCCTATCATCGGCACATTCTTGACAGCCCACTTGGTCATTTCCATGTGGAACTGCTGGTGTGTCATGTTGTGGTTAACTGTCGCCATTACTTTCTAATCTGTAGCCTGTACAGGAGTGAGATTCCGCCCGGTTGGGTCGGTGTCACTCGCATTACAGTGTAGGTTTCGCCCTTGGCAATTAATTGCATTGACGTGTCCGGATCAATGCCTGCCGTGTGCAGGTTGTTCGCCTCGATCAAAGCCTGAATGTCGTTGGCAAGAATGTCCTGTCCGTGACCCAGCTGCTTTGTAATCTCGTCCTGTGAGTAGAATCTGAAGATGCCGTTCACAGTCGTGTCCACCGTTGTCGCCGCAGTCGTGATCATCCCCGTGTCCGGATCAATCACAGGCTCGCGGGACGAGCGGATCACCATAGGGAACCCCAGCTTAACCAGCAGCGGCTTTACAGTGTTGTCTCTCAGGTCTGTGTAAAAAGCATCAGCCATTGGTTACACCAACAGCGACTGGAACCATCGGTCGAAGGCACCAGTGTCGTCCAGAGAATCCTGCTCTGCCTCGGTAAGTCCGATGCTTGCGCCCAGCATAACGGGTGCGCTGTTCGCCAGCGTAGACAGCAACGCATCAACGTGCGGGAACTGTACAACTGCCGGAGCGTTGCGGAGCCACTCCTGCTCAATAACGTCAACACGCTGGTACTTCAGCATGTCGTCGCGAGAAAGCTGGATGCTCACAAACGGCTGACTGATTTCAATCAGGCAGACTTCTTGGTATGCCTGTACGACCAGTGCTGGAATCTCGTTCACTGGGTAAGCAATTCCGTCGAAGTCTTTGAACTCAGTCATCGTTGCGGCTGTGAAGCCATTGGCACGAGACTCGTCTATATCGTCACGTCTCGGCCAAGCTAAAAATTGCGGTGCTGTCGCAGCATTGTGGTCTGCTTTGTATCCAAGCCACCGAGAACGGTACTTCGATTCCAGACCAGCAGTGGCTCGCAGCATTGCCGCCTCTTTGGTTTCGTCGTCGGCACTAGTCCAGATCGTATTCAAACGATCCTCGTGATAAGTATCAGCCTCTGCAAGCGTGCAGTAGGCATTAGCCCCGGCTACGATAGCTCCTGTTTCAGGTATGATAGTCATTATTTGCTAATGTCCTGTGTATATGTGTACTTGCCCTTCTCAATCGTCTTGATACGAGCAGCCCCATCCGTCATCTGGATGTCGTAGTAGTACTCTGCGGGCAACTGATCAGACTGCACCCCGGAAGGTACGAACTCGACCGTGCCACTAGCAGCCACCAGAATGGTGCCCGTCACTGAGTACAGTTCCGATGTGTTGTCAGGTGGGTTCTCCAAGGTGCTGATAGTCATCACGAAGGCGTACCCACTGATATTAATTGCAACCCCTGCACTGTTCTGAACAGTTATCAGGTCTGCAGCGGTGTCGCCTCGTGTGCGGGAGATATCTGTTGCCATTAGTCTGGTACCTTAATCGTCGTGTTTGAGTTCCAAAGTTCCGTCTTGACAGCGAACTCTCTGTCCACGATCACTTGGCTCGAATTAAATTCATCGATCTTGAGTATAGTGCTTCCAACTAAGCGTATGTCGAATACCTGATTCTCCAACCCTACGGGTAGGTCAAGCTCAAGATTCTCCAGTCCGAAGAGTCGAGGAAACTCAGTTGGCTCCACAGCACCCTTGTAGCTATTATTCACAGCGTACCCAAACGTAGCGGTGGTTTCTCCCCCGCTCGTGCCAGCGGAAGCATGACGCACCAATGGTCCCATCGGAGCGTCAGAGTCATACTCTATTTGGGCACCACCAACGAACATTGTGTCGCCGACTCCACTGTAGGACTGATCCTCTTTGGTAGGACCGTTGCACATGCCAATGTAGATGTTGTCGTAGGCACCACTAGCTACTGCACTGACCCAACTGATTCTCCACACCCCACTTCCAAGGTCCACAGCCTCTTCCATTCCGATGTACAGTGTGCCACCGAACGTCCAGACACCATCCTGCGTGTCAAAGATATTACTCCACTGCACGTTGGTTATGCTCGGTGCTCGGTCGGTGAAATACACATAGCGACCAGTTCCCGCTTTGACGTGTATAGACAATCTGCGTCGGGTGGCATCGGCAGTGTACTGATTCACCTGTCCGACATGGTGATACCCTGCGGTAGCGTCATCAGTGATCCGTGCCAATGGAATCCCATTGATACTATCTTTGTGGTCCTCCACCGTAATGTTCAACTGCTGGAACCAGTCTTCCATCGTGTGCGAGTAACCACAGCTATTCGTGACAGTCTGCTTAGCTGGGGGAGTACCCAGAGTCAAGAATCTTTCTGTTACTGGGAAGCCTGTGTACTGAACGTCTTCCGTCTTCACAGAAGGTCCTGCTCTCATACCCTGCTCAAGCTGATAGCCACCAACCAACAGGGCTGTCTGCCCCAACACACCATCGAAGGTGTTGTCATTGTCCGCCACTGCAACCTGAATCGTGTGGTCACTGACTACCCCTGTCGGAGTGAATACAACTTCACAGCGATAGACACCTGAGTCCACCTCTTCAATGTACGCAGCATCAACGCCAGCAAGAGAACTTCCAATCACTCCGGACCCGGACAAGTTGAAATAGGTGTACGCACTTGGAACCGTGTTCTGCCCTATCCTGATCCACGTCCGTGCCGCTGGCTTGACGTAACACGAGATAACCATTGGGTGCCCAACCGCATTGGTGTTGCCAATCGTGTTGTGCAGGTAGTGTGACAGTCCCGGTGTGTCATCTTCGATGAACGGAGACAGGGGAATCGTTACGCCGTTATGCACGACAGAGTCGGTAGGAGCATCTACAGTGATTCTTATTTTTGACCAGCGGAAACTGGCAAGGTCTTCTGATTTCTCAGCGTAGTTGGTTACGAAAATGTCAGACTCAACTGTTCCGGGTTCAACCGCACCCTTCCAGCGACGGATCAAATTCTTTCTTGGTTGCCATGACATTACACAAACCATCCACCGGGAACGTGACCTTCCCTGATGTTGCCTAGGTCTACAGGACTGAAGTCACCATTAGCAGCATCGGTGAACGGTGACGCTGTCAGGATTTCGTTGTCGCCGAAGTCTTCAACAACTGGTTGGTCATGCAGGTATGGGGTCGTGCAATCAAACATAGCATTACCACCTATTGCATGCGTACGCCCCGCAGTAGACTCACTGTAAATACCTCGACCCCCAACACCGTTAAGACCTTCAACAAGGTTGTTGAGGCAAGTACCATGTCGAGCGGCAGAACTAGCTCGAATACCAATACCAGTACCACCCCCGAAACAGTACACAGAGTTGTTAACGACCGGGGCACTTGCGCCTATGATGCCAGTAGCGTTACTGTTCGCTCCTATTGTGATAATGTTTCCGGAAGCCTCAGACCCAAAAGCATAAATGCCCGAAGTCATTGTCAGGTTACCGTCTTCTACTCGATTATATCTTGCCGCTGACCCTGTACCGTTGAGCGCGATGCCGTGCCCACCGGGGTTACGAACCAGACAACCCATAACCATGCAGTAGTTCGTTACATGGATGCCGTTCTGTGTAGTCTCATCTACATAGCAACGTAGAACCGAACTACCAGCAGCCACCTTAATAGGAATCTCTGCCCCACAGTTTTGCACATGCAGGTCTATGCAGTGGACGTAGTTTTGGTTAGCTGCCCCGAACAATCCGTGAGCACCAGCACCATCGATACCTGCCTTGCCCCCGTCGTACCCTACCCCATCGTAGCCCCTGAGTACCGCTGGTTGTCCAGCTGAGGTAACCCAAGCTGCCGTTACGCTGGTGTCAGTAAACGCAGCATACAAATCCTCAGATAGGACTTCATACGCCCCACTTTTTAGGTGGATGACCGTTCCGTTTGAGGTATCAAAAACCGTGTTTTTAATACCGTACTCAAGGTCTCCGAAAGGATCGGCAAGCGTGCCCGTCCCCGTGTCTGAATCGAGATTTGGGTCAACAAAAATTTCGCTGAACGCACCCACGGGTTACAATCCCGCAGTAGGTCCAGCAGCTTTCGCCATTAGCTCTTTGATCGCTGTTGTGTTGGTTGCCAGAATAAACGCATCGAGCACGTCCACCAGATCAGACCATTCCTGCTTGGTAAGGTCATGGGCACCCGCTAGTCCGGAAGTGTTTGGTACTTCCTCGTCAGCATCAAGGGACGTGATTATATCTCTAGGTCCATTGCTAGCGTTTAGCGCAGACTGCAGAGCAATAGCTTGGTGCAACAACTTTGCGTCACCATTGAACCACGCACGAGTGTTACTTTCCCACGCGTTCAGGATGCCCTTCTGTTCGTCAGTCAAATTGTCGTAAGTTACCATTTACTTTTCCTTGATCTTGATTTTCACACGACGAACGACGGTACGCACTGGAGTGCCTGTGTCGGTCGCTGTGATCTTGAATGTGTACGTCTCACCGTTGGTGCCAGCGGACAGCCATGTGACAATTGCCTTACCAGAAACAAACACTCCGTCCACGACGAGGTCAGTGAGTGCGCCCGGAGTTGAGGTACCTTCCTGCACGACAGTTGCACCCGACGCAATGTCGAGACCAGCGATCAGCCAGTCATCAAACTGTACGGGATAATCCAGTACTTCTTCCGGGTCTTTATTCGGCCAAACTAGTGCCATTACAGGTCCTCGATATTGTTAGAGCGGTCTTCATTTTCTGGTGCCGCAGTACGATCTTCAACGCCTGCTGACTGTGCACGAGTTTCCGCTTCTACTCGCGCAGTATTATCCACCGACTCTACTGCATTCAATCGGTCCTGTGTTGCAACTAAGTTCAATCTGTCTTCCGCGTCCACAGAGCTACCACGATCCTCGAACACAATCGTCGCAGCGCGATTCTGGGGGTCTAGGTCGGCTTCACGAACTTCGCCCACTAGGACAGCAACTCTACCCTCATCGTCCAGTACGCGGGTTCTCAGTTCGCCTGAGACGCTATTACCACGGTCTTGCTCTTCTAGTATTGCCATTCTCGCCTCCGCAGCGGCATAATTCTCAAATCGTAGAGGTACCCAAGCTGGCTGAACCAATTGCAGATTGTTGATACCAAAGCCGTAAGCCACCGTAAAGTCGGCTGTGTCTATATCCCGACCTAGCCCATACCCGACGATACTCATGTTCGTTCCTTACGGACGAGCGAGATATGTTCTGTTGATCGTCAGCGCGAACGTGTGGAAATCCATGTCCGACACTGGAGTGATGTAAAGCTCACCCCCGTTAGCAAGGAAGTCGTCGCCCACGAACAGAGGAGCCGTGAAGTTGAAGCTTTGATCAACCCCGGCACCCTTCGCCATAACTCCAGTCTCCTGAAAGATGATAGGAGTCGCCCCACCAACGTCCACCTCGACCAAGAAGTTATTCTCGTTGGCTGCGACTGACTGTGCGGTAACGGCAAAACGACCAATGGCAAAGTTGTTGATTGCCGTTGGTACAACCTTGTTCGTAGCCACGTCCCAGAAGTGATTCGGAGAGTGACCCGTAGCCGGGTGACCGAAGTCTCCAGCCGCACCGTCGATTGTCACCTTCGTGCGCACACCAGCCAAGATTCTTCGGGCAGCACTAGGGGGCAGGTATTCTCCATCCAAGTGGAACTCCCAACCACCTCCGTTGAGGTACTTGATGCTCACGATCAGGTCTCGAATATCCTGCGCTGTTATGGAACTGTCCGGTTGCCCATCCTGAAATAGGTTCGCCAGCAGTTCCGCCTCTGTTCTTACGATATCAACCATTAGTCAAACTCCGGTCCAAATTCTGCTGCAAATGTGTCTGTCACAAGTACCAGCCTGTCTCGACGCTCCATGCCTCTGCCACGATAAATCTGGGCGGCAAGAACGTCCTCAAATATATTACCTCTCAAGAGCACTGTAACACTATCATCATCGTAGATGGTCATGATGCCAGTGATCGGGTCTGTGACCATTTTGTTCGTCATCAGCTTGCGCAGGTTCTGCAGGTCTGTTCCGGTCAGCATTTCGTTCTGAACTAGTGTATTCCCAAGGTAAGACTCACCACCTTGCCACTTACCCACACCACGCAGCACTAGGGTGCCGCCGACATTGTCGTTGTCTACAACAACCTGCCCGGAAGACATGTCCCATGACATAGGCATGCTACTCATCTTGCCCTTGAAGTGGATACCACCAGAGTAGTTTCTACCCAACAGCGCAGCGGTGCCAATGAAAATCTGGGGTGTGCCTGCTCCCCCGGCAACTTCACTGTGACAGTTGATGAACTCTCCCTCACCACCAGCCTTTAGACGGATGAACCCGGTCAAGCCACAGTCCACCATTTCTCCGTCCAAGTCTGTAACGTCTACCAACGTGCACCTACTGCAGGCACTGATGCCATCCATAGTGCCAGTGATCGTCGCGTCGATGTATTCGCAGTCATCCACAATAGCCCCGTTGGGTATCGTGATAAGGGTCTTCCGCAGAGACTGCCCAACAAACTCAATGCTGTTCATGTCCAGCCCCACTGGGAATACTGCGTCTCCGTGAACGAAAATGCGTTCGAAGCCTCTCTCCGTAGCAATCGTCAACGCATCTGTGAAGTTGTCGCATGGTTGTCGAGGCGTGCCTGTCGGGAAGTCAGTCCCTGATGTTGCAAACCCGTTCGTGTTGCCTTGATCAACGTGTACACCTCCACCAAAGGAAGAGAACTGAACGTCGATCTGCTCCTGAATTGTGGCAGAGGCTGACGATGTCAATACAACCTGTGTGAACGCTGTCGGCAGGATAGCCGCAATCGTAGCCTGCAGGGCATCTACCGCTGTCAGGTTTCCGCCCGTTGCACTTACTTGCACAATGTTGAAGACGTGATACACGTCGGCAACGTCATAGGTGTTGCCTGTGCCGTTGACCAGCGTCTTCGTTGTCAGGGTGTTCAGATCGTCAACAGAGATAACGTCGGCGATAGAGAAGTCGGTGAAGTTGATTACCAGTGACCCACGCTGTACGTTCGCTGTCACGAAGTCCGCAGAAGTATCTACGAACTGGTCGCGACCTGCGATTGATGAGCCGGGGTTGCTTGTGACCGTGCCTGTCTCTGCTGGAGTTGTGCGTCCCGCGAAAGCGAGCAGCAGGTTCTGCATGGCAACCGTGATTCCAACCTTAACACCACCACCCAAGTCTTCCTTACCAGAAGCGTTGACCAGTTTCTTAAATGTGTTGCCCTGCCACGAGTACTCCGCGTCACGCAAAGTATCCACCAAGTCCTGCATGATTATCTCAGCAGACGGTGCTTGTACTTCGGCTACACGGGGGTCGTCGTTGTAGGTGATGTCAAGGTCATTACGGCTCGCCATTTAGTCCACAGCCACTCCGAGTTCCTTTAGCTCACGGTCACGCTGATGAATTTGCGTCAGCAATTCCTTGAACCTAGAAATGTCGTTGTGCTCCTTGTCAATAACGATGTCGGAGCGCACGATAGCCTCTTTGCAGAGACGTATCTGTGTCTTCATTGCCTTCACATCGTAAGGTGGGAATCTCAGCTTGAGAGACTTAATTTCGTCCTTGTCCTTTTCAGCATCCAGACGAGCGAGTTCACCGTCGCGGAACTTGCACAGGCTGATATGACCAGAGTAGTCTGTGATCATCACACTCTGGTCATCCTTCAGCTTGCGAACATTAGTGATCGTTGCCTCACACTCTCTGATCGCACCGTGCACCCACGCAGCAGATTGCTTCGGGTACTTAGCCCGAATGTTCTCAATCTTGTTTTCCTTTTCTTCCTGCCACTTCTGTGGCATCTGCTCTGCCGTTATGGCACCTTCGCGGATGGGTAAGTTGTCTATCTTCATGCCGCCGAGGCGGATTGATTCTACACCAGTCTTACCTATGTTGCTGTTGTCGTTAGGTACGTCTTGTCCCATTGTATTATCCTCTTTAGTCGTTAAATTATACCGCGATTGAATCAGGTGTTCGTACAGCCGTTACAGTCGTGTCTCCGTCGCCCTGAGTCTGGTTCTGCTCGAATGGCAGGATAGTCTTGCCAAGTCGAACCTGAACTACGGTACCAAAGTTTGCAGCCGGAGTCTTAACGAACGTGTTGCTCATTGAACCCGGAGAACCGTCAGTACCTGTGTCTTCCTCAGCGTCGAGGATCAGGTCGTAGATGTCGTCGCCAGTCGCGTACAACTGGATCGTTTCGTTGATCGTGAACGCGTCAGTAGAGACAAAGCCACCCGCACCGTAAAGGAGACGGATAGTCAATATGTCCGCACTGTCAACACTCACAACTTCGTAAGTTGAAGAGCGACCAGTTACAAAGACCAACATGCCCGGAAGAACACCCTCTGTTACGAACGATGGTCCGCCCGTCTTGTCGAGTGTCGTGTCAGATGTGCCTGTGTCAGCAGATGCAGCCGTGATGTCAGTCAGGTTGAATACCGCACCACTCCATGTGTCGTAGAAGTACTTGTGCTCTTGCTGCAGAGTGTTCTCAACTACGCGGATGTAACCAGCAGTTGGCACCTCAGCGTCCATTGAAGCCTGAGCCGTAACCGTCTTGCTTGAAACAGCAACAGCAGTCATGCCTGTGAACTGGTCCTTATCGATAACACCAGCAGTACCCGTGTCACGAGCAACCTGAATGCGGTCGAGTGCGCGAGTGTTAGCTACTGTGTACGTTACCGTGTTAGGCGGCAGACGCAGAGTACCAAGGTTGTCAGTCAGCTTGTAAGATTGTGCATCACCTGCTCCGGGGTTACGGAAGTCGATACCGGGTGCTCCGAAAATTTCAGAACCCGTGAACGAGCCGAATGGGCTAGCCTTCACTGAGGCGTGAGAAACGATGACGTTAGGTGTTGTGTCAACCGTGAACTGGTCAGCCGCTTCGTCGTCAATAACGTCACCGTCAACCAGAGACTCCAGAGAAGTCTGCTGGTCAGTAACTGTAACGTACGCTGCTGGAGTGTCTTCACCACCAGCTGCTTGGTTGTCCGCCAGAAGAACAGCAGTCCAGTTACCACCAGTTGTCTGTGTCAGGTCGTCACCCTCTGTCATAGAAACAGAGTGAGTGTTCGTGTAGATAGTCGCTTCCAGTCCGCGATAAGATTCACCGACAAGGTTCACGCCTGCACCGAACAGATCGGCAGCAGCGTCAGCACCACGTCGAGTCCAGTACTTGATGCGCTCGTATACCTTCGCCACTGGCACGTTGCTCTGTGCGTCAACGATAGCTGAGAACGCTTCGGCTGTGCCGGAGTTGTCGTGGTCACGGGTTGTGTAACCGAGTGTAAGGGTAACAGTTCCGCCTTCACCAGATGCGGGATCGGTAGGTCCGAGTAGATTCGCTACTGAACCACCGACCGCACCCGTTGCTGTCGCGTCCCCGTCGCCTTCTGCAACGAAATCGTATTCCTTGATAGCCTCTGAACCAGTCAAGTCCGTCAGGTCTCCAATCAGGTAGTACTCGATTGTGCCTGCATTTTCCGCTGTGATCACCCCCTTCATAGTAGCTGCGGCGAATGAAGCACCAACGTACAGAGCGTTGCCCACAGTCCATGTTCCAGAAGAACCCGTCATAACATTTCGACGGTACCCGGTCGTGTTGTTAATATCAGTAGCCGAAGCGAGCGGCAGGGCAGAGAATCCACCAGCCGCGACGTTCAGTCGGAAGTTGTCGTACAGCGAACCGTACTTGCGAGCGAAGACTTCAAGGTCAGCCGCTGCAATGGTTGCACCCGCAGTTTCTGTGCGGATAAGTACAGAGATAATTCCCAAAGCCTGCGCTTGGTCAGTAGCCCAGAACTGGAAGTTGGTGCTATCGACAGAGTCGCCAAGCTTCAAGCGGTTCTGAACGATGTAAACTTCGGTCGCAGTCGAGACACTACCAATCGCTTGGATAGCAGTGTATGTGTTCTGACCGTTGGAAGCCGCACCGACAGCAGTTACTGCCATGCCACCAGTAGAAGTGATTGACGAGTCAACGTCTTCCCATGTGTCGCCTGTTGACGGTGTTGTGTCGTCAGGGCGAATCCACAGAATTGTAGTACCATCCGGCTCCATTTCGAAGTCGAGCAACGTACCCGTGTCACCTGAGTCAACCTCAGTAACCGGACGACCGATGTCGTCAGAGTCAGGAGGTGTAGCACCACCAGACCAAACCTTGCGGACTACTCCGCGACCAGCGTTGTTGCCAGCGATACCGACGATGCTCAGGTTCATGATGATCGTACCCTCTTTCAACATTTCTGTTGAGGCACGAGACATGAACGCTTGAGATTCCAGAGTGAACTGGTTTGGCGTTACAGGCAGGATAGGGTTCTTGAAGCCCATAGCTTGGAACTCGTCACTGTTAGCAGCGATTTCGGAGTACAGGGCAAGGCTCGTGCGAATAGGTCCAGAGACGTAGCGCAGCATGCGTGTGCCGACAACGGCTCCGTTGCTCTCGTCTTCGAACTCGTAAGTCCAGTCGCCGCCAAATAGGGATAGTACAGTCATTTAGTTATGCTCCGCTTAAAATGTGGAAATCTTGTCGAGTGCCCATGAAGCGTTGTCAGCCAAGCCGTTACCTGTGACAATTTCACGGTTTTCATCGTATGGGAAATATCTTGACACATCCAACGTGACTTTCCTACCCACAGGAACTTGAGTCACTGTGGTAGTAGCAGACAGTCTAGCTCGGACGTAGAATAGGTCGCCAACATTCTCTTGGTTAGCCAGTGATCTTGCCACCCAGTCGCCCGGAGCAGTCCACGAGACTATGTTATTACCTGCGGTCTCCAGCCCATCAGTGCCATCCGTCACACCGGATAGAGCCACCCACGCGCCATTCCAGTACTCCCAAACCACAGTGTTGCCCGTGCCAGTCAGTACTGTGCTTACGTCCAGCTTCAGTTGTGTAAATTCTTCGTCGTGCCCGAAGTTGTACGCGTCACTAGCCACAGGTACTGCAGGCAGCAGTGTCATGTCCGCTGTTGTGTTCGAGTGAGCTTCGTCTGTCTCGTCCACGAATACGCCACCGTCCTCTGCCATAGCCGCAACTGCGACACCTTGGTTTCGTGCGACCACAGAAATGTCCAGCGAGCCTTCGTCGTTGTGGCTGTATGCGAAATCACCGCTGGCATCAGCAAACCCTGTTGTAAGAGTATCACCGTCTGTAACACTGCCCAAAGTCTCGCGTGCAATTAACTTCACAGGAGTGCCACGAGTCAGACCAGCGATTGACACTGACACGGATGAGTTTACCTGTGTGCTTGCGCTCGTGCCGTTGCGGTAGGTAGTACCTGCCCCGCTCTCGGTCACGTCGATGACTACCAGACCAGAGCCTGTGTTGTTGTAGACCGCTGCGTCGTTCGTGCCATTAGCACCGTACCCGTCGAAGATGTTGCCCTTCGATGTCTGTGTCAGGTCTTGCGGTGTTGTCAGTTCGACAGCGTGCCCGTCAGAGAATGTGAACGTAGTAAATACGATGTCAGTCAGGTCGTCGGTCGTCATGAACGCAACACCGTCCGCAGTGTTAGCGTCAATGATGTTGCATCGAAGAACGTCGCCAGCGTTTGTTACAGTGGCAGAGGTGCAATCAATCCACGCACAACTGATCCATGAATTTGCTGCCGTATCAAGCTGGAAGTCCGCACCGTGAATAAGCTGCACACCATACATATTGACCGAATCAATGTTGGCAGCATCGGAATCCCAGAACCAACGCACACTCGCTGCTGCTGCCTGAATAGCACCACCCTGAGAACCAGTCGCAGCATCACCCGTACCAGACTTGATGCCCATCTTGAAATCGGCAGTACCGGAGGCAGCACCTAGAATGGTAATGCCATAAAAGTCAGTCGCAATGAACTCGTGCTCATTCCACAACACCAGTTCGTTCGTACTATCAAATTCGTGGTCAGCCGCGTCATCAGCAAAGAACTCAACAGGACCATTCAACAGGACAGAACCACCGGGACCTATCTGAGCAGCACCAGAAGCAACACCCAGTTCAGCAGGCAAGTCAGCCCATGTCCACGGAGTCACACCACCGTTCTGCCCTTCAACTATTACAGCAGGCACACCGTCAGCTAGGCTGTACATAGCGTCCATCCAAGTATTGTTCACCATTCGTGGCATCGTAGGAGTCTGGAACGAAATACCCAAACCTAGAACTGCGGTAGTTGATGGGGCTGTACCAGAGGTCCGCGACGGGGTTGACTCAAGGTCGATGCAGAACAGCGTCCAACCACCCTGAATAGCATTCGGCCAACTATCTGAGCCAGCTATATCCCACTCCGCGTAATCCGTTGTTGGATCAGTGGTGTAGATGCGGAAGGTCATACCCTGCGAGGCTTTTGCGTTCAGCAGACCTACAACACCGCACAGCACCCAGATATAAATGTGATTGTCGGAGAGGTCTTGCGTAGTCGCGTACTCGTAAAAGATGCCCGCACGCGAAGACCCAGCAACTTCACCAATAGAGGCAGTGCCTTCAAGAAAGATTTCATCATCGAGGTTACCAGTCGCCATAGCAGCAGCACCGATGTCAACCCAGTACGGAGCAGTACCCGGTACAGAGTCTGCATCAGAGATTTGCGCTCTGTTGTCTACAATGTTATCAGCCATTCTTTACTTTCCTATCCCACAGTGTCATGTACGCAGCAGCGTGTGAAAAGCACTCGCTCTCCACTAGAGGCAAATACACATAGTGTTCAGCTACTCTTCCGCCCATGTGCTCCTCGTCATTCAGGTTGAGGTGCGAAGGTCCAAAAAGGTAGATCGCATTCTCAGGGTGTATGAAGTCCTTCAGGTTCTCATTGCCCTGAATGAACCTACCTTCCTGCGGTGCCAACACAACGAGCGGTCGCTTAGGCAACTCAGCAGCAGTGGCAATCTTGATCGAAGGTTGGTAGATGTCCCAATTACGGTTACCATCGTCCCCCAGTTCCCAGATTTCTGATACACCAAGGTTAGAGAATAGGTACGACCATTGGTCCTGTTCCCAATCCTTCTCACGGTGAAAGCATACACCTACCATCTTGGTCTCCACATAAAAAAAGGCAGTACCTGTTAGGATACTGCCTCCAACCGCAGAACGGAATTATTAGTCTTTAGACCTCGACAGCAGTACCGTCGTCCCGGTCCTCGTCATCTGCATCCGGATCAACTGCTTCCGGGTTTTCTTCGTCTTCTTCGTCCAGTGCAGGGTCGTCGTCATGGTCAACTACTTCAACCACGTCTTCCGAACCTTCCTCAACCACAACTTCCACTTCGTCATCAACAACGATGACTGCGTCGTCTTCTTCCTGTGCAGCCTCTGCTGCCGCCGCAATAGCAATTGCAGCCGCTCTTTCGGCAATGACTTGCTTCTCAGACTTGAGGGGCTTGACGTACGACGCGAAGTACGGTCGTCCATATTCATCTTCCTTGCGGAGCAGGATAGTCCCTTTGGACTGCCCTACGTTGTAAACTTTACCTTTCTCGTAAAGCTCGCCGCCGAAATTGTAACGCTCGCATCCGACGAGCTTAAGTTTCATTCTACTCATTGTACTGTCTCCAATTACTTCATGTAGGTCAAAAAAAAAGGTAGGTCACGAAAAGTAACCTACCTTTAATTCTTTGTCAACTAGGGGCTAGTCTTACACACCCAAGTTGGCGTACTTCACTCCAGCAAGCTCTTCTTCAACCTGCATGTCCACGCGGGCAGTCAGTACAATGATGTACTCACGAGCCTGAATGTCCTTGTCTGACTCGATGTGAATCTGACGTTGGATACCGAAGATCAGGTTGAGCGGGTGAGTCATAAGACCCTGTGCACCCGGCATCAAGCCAACACCTTCGACGGGCGTACCAGCAGCCCAAACAGTCGAAGTAGACTGGTGCTGTCCGTCACCGAAAGAAGTCTCTCGGTTAGCCAGCGTGTCGCGGTACTCGATTTCCTGCTCGGTGCTCAAGTAGTGACGCATCTGTGAACGCTGACGACGGTACTGAGTCGGCATTGTCTTCGATCCGTTCTTCATGATCGTGCGGGAAATGTTCGCTCCACCAGCGTCAACGACGTTTGATGTGAAACGAGCAAGGTAACCGTCTGTCAAAGCAAGGTACGGATCAGCAGAGCCAGTGTCACCAAGCAGAGCAAGCTCTTCAAGGTCAAGCGCAGCACGCTCGGCAATTAGGTCCATAATCGTTGAAACGATTCCACCAGAGCTTGCGCCACCACCGTCTCGTGAAAGACCGATGTTTCCGCGCTCAAGGTTGTCCTCGATTACTTCGTACGGCAGGCGAACTTCGGCGATTACTTCCTTCGTGTTCAGTTCGATCTGCTCAGTTGTAACCTTTGAACGCTCGCGGTTAGCGGTGTCATCAAGGGTACGGGAAAGTCCAGCCGTGTAGCCAGCCTTAAGGATACGACTCGCGAACTGAATCTTGTTGATCTTTCGCGTAGGCGCGTTCATGACAACACGACGAGCTTGTGCAAGCAACGTAGGCTGAATAAGCAGCTTGCGAATAAACGCATTTGCCTGCTCAGGGTTCAGCAAACCGCTGTTGGCTGTAAGGTCACCGATTGCCCAGTCTGCCTTTTGCAGCAGTGTTTCGTTGGCACTCATAGTTATTCTACTCCGATGTAGTTTCTGTCAAAAAACGCGGATTAAGCCGCATTACCTTCGATTCCCGGCAACAGACCCTTAAAGATGTCTGTAACTTCTCCGGTAGATGCGGATGCATCAGTTTTCTGGATAGGCTTCTGACCCGAAAGGGACTGAATAGCGTTTCCAAGATCGTCTGCAGCACTAGGCATAACGACAGTCTCTTCGGCTGTCTCCTGTGCTGTCTCAGCAGTCTTCTCAACTGCGTCAATTCGTGTGTTCTGCTTTTCGATGCTGTCGCCGATGTCCTTCATGCTCTTAGCCATTACGCCAAGTGCTTCGAACAACTTCGTCTCTGCATCTGTGTACTGAGTCTCTTCAGCAGCTGCGGTAGCCTCTGCGCCAGTCAGTTCAACGACAGGTGCATTCTGAATTTCTTCAGCAGACATCTTCTCAACAAATCCGCCGAAGATTTCTTCCTTCGTTTCGTCGTTGATGAAGTAAAGACCAGTCTTCTCGACCATCTTACCTTCTTCCAATGCCTTGACCATACGCTCTTCCTTACGGAAGCCTGCAGGAACACCACCTTCGTCAAGCTGGACTGCGCCAGTGTCAGAAGTGTTCTCAACTACAGGGTTGCCCGGTGAACCACCAGACTTAGGTGCGCCTTCGTCACCCTTTTCAACTTCAGTTGCAGCAGCAGTTTCTGCAGCGGCTTCGTCCTTTTCAACAACCTCAGCGGCTGGAGCCTCGTCAAACAGACCGTCAAGGTCAGATGCAGGGGCGTGCTTCGTTACTACTGTGCTCATGTTTTCGTCCTCGTTAGATACGATGGTTTCAGTACTTGAACTAGGAACGGTAGAGCCTTCAAACTCTTTGGTCAAACTTTCTTGCTCCATCTTGAAGACGGTGCCCGGAAGTTCTGCTACTAGATTGTTCAAGTGACTGGAAAATGCCTTGACCTGCTTTGCAACGTCTGCCGCTGCGTCATCAGGACTGTCAGACTCATTCAACACGTTCCAAACTGTTTCTGCAAGTGATTCCATCGCGTTGTGCATTCCCGGCCAAAAAGAGCCTGCTGCAACATTGTCGGCGAAAGAGCTTGACGCTGGGAACGGGTCAAAGAATTTTGAGACGTGAGATAGCTGTACTGCTACGTCTGGGTTAAGAGCGATGACGGAACCGTCACACTCGTCGGTGAATCCTTCCTGCTTAAGAACGACTATGTCACCCTCAATGGATGCATGTTCCTTCTCTACCCGGAAGCCTTGCTTGCGGATCAGTGGAAGCCACTTTTGCGCAACTGACTTGCGAACGAACAGGGCTGCAATCGCGCCCTCTTGATCTGGGGTGTGATCCTGACCGAAGACTTTGCTAAGAGTATCCTTGATGCCGGATGCCTTCGGCTCAATCTCTTTGGTCTTGAGAATCTTGAACGGTTGCTGGATGGCACCGTGTGTCACGAGAGAAATCTTTTCGATTTCGCCATTCTTGAGTTCGTGAGCCTCGACTTCTACCTTAACCACTTTGCAATGCCTCCACAAATGAGAATCTGTGACGGTGACCATCTTCTTCAGAAGTTACCGTCCCTTTCGTAATGTTGTGTGAGTGACCGTTCACTGTGCTGGTCTCTCCACCTTTAAAATTTCCTTCCTCATCAAACTTGATGAAGAACTTGTGCGTGTGATCTTCCTGTAGTTCAGTATCACCCTTGACAATCCCGTCATCCGGAATCTCGATTGTGATCATGGTAGGGACACGCTCGCCCTTCCCATACATGCTGAAGCCACCTAACTCACCGGACTTCACCATCGGCCAAATGTCATCAGGACACCAGACCGCAGCAACCCATGAGCCTTCAATAAAGTCGGGGTCACCCTTTCGTGCGATGAAGCTTTCTACAACTACCGAACCGTTGTCGCAAAGGTCGTGTTGCGTGTCAACACCACGGAGTAACCCGTTCTTCATGAAACCGTGCGCCATCTTTTCTATTTCTGTAGCAGTCATGAAGTCACCTTGCGAATCGGGGATCATTGGAATATAGACCTCACCGAAAGCCAGCTGCTTCTCTTCATCGAATTTTGAGAAATTGACTACACGTTCCATTGGGTTAACTCTACTGCCTTCAAACTCGTTGCGCTACTACCGGAATCTTTGCTTTCCGGAAGCCCATACAACGAGGGAGTAACGGGTGCCCTTGGTCACCGGAGTGACTTGGTGGGGCATGAATGATGGGAACACCGTAACACTTCCAAGTTCGCGTGGGGCAATGAAATCATGACCGTTGTTATCACAGACGATGTCGCCACCTTCGTAGGTGTCCGGATCAGACAGCTGAACGCTGATGCCCAGCTTGCGGTTGCCCATGTGTCCTGCGCCCATGTCGATGTGCTTGGTGTAGAACTGCCCCGTTTCGTAGCGGGCTAGCTGCAGGGCTTCGAAGAAATCGATGTCGAACTGGAACTCTTTGTTCGCAGCCATTGTGAGTGCCAGCATCTTGTCGAACAACCAGAGGTTCTCCTTGACCTGCTCAACCCATGTCTGGCTGGAGGTACGAATGTCATCCTTGATGAACGGGATGTCGCTGCTGCCGTGCTCTTGCACTGCGGAAGCCCTCCAGTCGTTGTCGTTGTCCTTGATGATCTGCGTGCATTCAGGCGGAGAGAAGACCCCTTTGTGCGTCAGCACTGCCATGCAGGTTCCTTTATGCAACTCCGGCTCAGGCTTCTTCGGGGAAATCATTGCCTTCGGGTCAACGCCCAACTCTTTCTTGAATTCTTCTGGTTCGTAGTCGCCCAGCAATTCCTTTCGCTCGGCTTCCGGGTCAACAACTTCAATCACTGGTCGATCTTCTGCATGGTTGCTCATATCAATTCTGTCCGTCATGGTTTATGGTCCTTCGTTATCTCCGAAGACGAGTGCTCCGCCTCCACCTAAAACTGCGTCCAGCATGTCACCGTCCACATCATCAAATTCGCCAAACATTCGAGCACCTAATTGCTCCGGTGTCAACTCTGCGCTGCCTGCGAACGCGACACCCGGTGTTACAGCACCCCCACTGAGCGAAGCTCCCGAATTTTTGACCTCCAAAGTGGCAATGCCACGACAGTTAGGATGATACGGAGGAAGGTTTAGCCCGCCTCCCACCATCTGACTGGAAGACATGTTTGAAATTGCTTTCACGTTCGCCTTCGACTGACTCGGGAACGGGGCAATACTTCTGAGCGACTCAGGGTCCGTTGCTGCCATGATTGCACCAGACTGTGCAACTCCATCACTCACATCGAAAGTCTTGTTATGCATTTCAGCACAGATCGGACACGTCGCAGCATCCATCACTTCACTGATTCTATAAATCTTGATTCCGGACGCTTGCGCCTGCTGCATGAATCCGGCAGTGCTCATTCGTGATATCATCAGCGCAGCTGACGCTCGTGAAAACTGAGTCCCCTGCCTGCCTACACGAGTCAGGTCAGGATCAGCCTTGATCACCACTGATAGCTTTTTTTCTTGTCTGACCCTCTCCATGTTGGCTAAGGCAATTTCAGCTGTCGTCTGAAGAGCGATGGTTGCATTCCGTTCAAGAACGATTGCCCACTGCTCGACACCGTTCTCAATGAGCCTCTCGTCAGGTTCGCCGAAGAAACTTGCGTCCTCTGGATTGACAATACGGCTAGCCCCGAGAAACAAAGCAGCCTCTGAAAGAGTTCGCGCCAAACCTCTGGTCTCTTCGACTACGTCTTCAAGATTGATGTTAATTGCAATCTGGTATGCCCCCTGCCAATCGTCCGCGTTAGCAAGTCGGTTCATTTCCTTTTCAAGTTCCCGCCACTTTGCTCGCCACAGAATGTCCACCTGTGTATGCAGTAGCTGTTCCAAATCTATGAATGCTTCGTTCTCTATTGACATCGTTTACCCAGTGCAATTAATTTCAAAGTAAAACTTTTTACGTTTCACAAATTTTTTTGTATCCAATCAGCGAAAAATTTCAGTTCTTCCTCTGTGGCATTGCCTTTCATGGCATTTGCCTTAAAGGATATCACTTGCACGTTGTCGAGAGTGTAACCCAGCGTGTTATCGATACGGTCAATTGATGCTGCCAACCAACGATCACCCGGCTCGTACATCAACTCGAATCCCAGTACCGGACAATGAGTCGGCCAAACCATTTCCTCAACCGTAAGGTTGAACGCGATTTTTTTCTTGATGGCTCTGTGTCGCGCTGCCTGTACTTTCGTATGCCTATAGTTCTGGCGCACCCACTCTTTGCTCTTCGCTAGGCATTTCTCCCGATTATTCCCGTAGTAGGTCAGCGAGTATTTGCGGTTGTATGCTGCCTTTTCCTCCGGAGTCCTTGCTGCATTTTTATCTATGATCCGCTGTCTCTCAGCTTGAAAGACTTCGTGATCTTTGTCGCCAGTTGGCTCAAGTATCTTGTCTATTAAATTCATTCCCCGATTGTACGCCCACTGCTCGCTCAAGCAACCTCCAACTTAAAACTTTTCCCAGCGCAGAAATTTCAGACTAAGCGCGTGTTCGCTTAACATAATGCATCGCGTTCAAAAAGGGGTGGCAGGGGGTCGGCGTTATGTCACATGCTCTCTATGTGATTATGTTAAATGTTATTCGCCCCGACATTATGGTAAGTGGGGTGAAATTGATTGCACTGCCCTATGCCCCTGCGCATTATGTTAAATGCAATTAGCTGCAATCCGAAAAGCATTATGTCAAATCCCAAAACACAAAAGGCATTATGTCAAATGCACCCCCAACGGCATGCCCCCGGCATTATGTTAAATTAGAAAACCGAAAAAAAAATAATGCCCCTATCCGAAAACAGGGGCACGGGGTGTTGCGCTTGATGGGGTGCCGGGGTGCTGCTAGTCGTGGCACTCTTCCATGCGCAGCAGGTCGGTGCTGTTACGATAGAATTCTGCATGCCCCTGCTGATAGCCCTTGTCACATACCGTGTATGCTATCCACTGGCGCGTGTACCTGTCCCACCATGCAATGCGCATGCCTACACGGTACCAGCTGTCCGCCTGCACCCAATTGCGCCGATCTATAATGCTGCCCTTGCGCTTAGGGGTGCCGTACATAAACGCCCGCCTATGGTCCCCGCGTGCCTGCTGTGCGGCATCATACAGTGCACCCAGCTGGCGCGTGGCAGGCTCCGCCCTTGTCAGGCTAGGACGATAATCGCCCTTTGCATTTAGCAATTGCTCGAATGTAGAAAAAGCCGTGTTCTGCCATGTCAGCAGGTTAGCTTGTTTCTCTACGCCGACATGCGCCGCCATAATCCGCAATGCAGAATCGAAAGTATTTAAAGCCGTTTGAGAATTCATGATTGCACCCGTGCGGCTATGTAGGCAGGGGCTGCTATGGGCAGCAGGATAAAAAGAAAAACTCCGATAACGATGGTCATAATTTTAACTCCGTTTGTTTGCGAGGATTCGCACATATGCCCCCGGATTAGCAGGGGCATAAATTCGAAACTCTAGCAGAAAAGGTCTTCACGCATGCGGATCAGATAACCGTTGTTTCCGATCATCGCCCGGAAAAGCAAAAGCTCGCCCGTGCTGCCACCGATGCATTCGTAACCGCTGTTAATTTTCGAAACCGTGAGACCTGCCGCCCGCAGTGCCTTGATCATTGCTTGCGTGTTACGTTTCGAAACTACCCGTGCCACCATGTTCAGGTTTGTGCTGATTTGCTGGTTCATTTTTTTGCACTCCGTTAATTGAGATTCAATAGTACATTGCAATTAGCTGCATTGCAATACTGATCGCCCAGAAATGTGCACTATTTCACAGTTTTGCGTTTGTCCTGCTGAGATCGGCTTACCTATGCCGTTTAGAAATTTATTTTTGCAATTATCTGCATTATGTTAAAAAAGGGGTTGCGTTTGTCAATCAGGTAGGTATAATGAAAGCTCGAATCAAGGGAGGGGTGGACGCGGAGGGTGCCCGACTTTCGCGGAAAGCGAATAGTTCGCATTTGCGCATTATGTTAACTCGCCCGCTACCGTTTTGAATTTTTCGCACTAAGCCCCTGACCCACCCCGGTAGGATACGCGCATTGCTTGCGTTTGTCAACAGGAATTTAACATAATCCAGAAAATAAAAAGTCTTTTTTTTCAATGCATTATGTTAAATGGCACGCTAATTGCCACGGCAAAAACCATGCCAGCTGCATTATGTTAAATGGCACGATTCTTGACGTGCAGGCAAGCGATTCTAAGCCCTTGTGAGCGATTCAAAATACAATTGGATACTAGGGCAAGGGTATACGCTGAAAGGGCTGTCTCTTATACACATCTGACGCTGCCGACGAAGGCTTAGGTGTAGATCTCGGTGGTCGCCGT